GTACAGCGCCAGGAACAGATAGGTCACGGTGGGCCGCACCAGCGCCGAGAGGGCGGAGACGAACCAGCCGGCATTCTTGGCCGTCGCAGACTGCTCCTTGAACGCCTGCGTCATGGCGTCTAGCTCAGCGGTCTGGAGCTGGACATCGGCCTGGCGCATGGCGATCTCGCCGCGCACCTTGGCGAACTCCATCTCCGCCTCGACCATGCGCAATTCGTGTGCGCGTTCGTTCTTCTTGTCGAAGAGCTTGAACAGCTCAGGCGCCAGGCGGAGCACGCCGCCGAACACGCCGCCAAGTAGGGACTCAAGCATCACTTAGCTCCTTTCGCCATTCTTTCGCGCTCCTCGAGCAGCCTAACCTTGACCTGAAGCTCGTTGATGTGCGCCATCAGTTGCTCTTTGAGGATGGCACGCTTCTCAGCAGACAGGGGACTGTCCGTCGGCACTCCGGTAGACGTGATGAGCGCGGGCATGGACCCTTCGATCTTTGTCAGGCGTTCAGAGAACGAGTTCACCTGCCCAAGCAGCCAGGCCAGCGCTGCCACCACGATCGGGATGATGGCCTTCAGTACATCTGACCAAGCCATCATTGACCCAGGAACTTAAATCCGAACTGCACCAGGGTGAACAGCACCGCGGCCGCAGCCCACACGCCGACGCCCCGATTGATCCACTGATGCAGCACGCGGTCGGTCTTGTTGATCGCCGAGTCATGCACAGCGATCTGCGCCTCGCACTTGCCGATCCGCTCGCCCTGGCTCGACTGGCGCTCTTCGATGAGGATCAAGCGCTGAATCGCATCTGTCAGCTTGTCCACTTTCGCCTCGAGGCGTTGGAAGTCGGTGTCGGTCATGTTTATGGCTGCTTCAGAGAGTTACTGCCTGAGTGAACAGGCTGTCGAGATCCGCCTCGGTCAGGCCAATGGCCGTTGCGAGCTGTTGCATCAGCGCGCTGTCGCGCCGAACTTCGGTGGCGTACTCCCACGAAATCTGAGCGGTCTCCTTGTCGGGGCTCGGCAACGCCAAGATAGCTGCATCCACATCGGCCAGTTTGCCAGCCTGCAACAACGCAAGGCGGGCTTGGCGCATCGTGACCACTTTGGGTGCAGGAGGAGGGGGTGGCGGGGGCGGAACCCACTCTTGCTCAATCCCGTCGTCCCCCACAACACTGAAGGGGTAGATGGTCCCGTCGCAGTTGTAGTGGTCCAATTCTTTACTGATCTGCGAGAAGGGGCCGAACGTCTGCTGGCCAAACACTAGTGATTTCATTGTGCGACCTCCACGCGCTGGATGACACCGACGCCTAATGCTGCGTCATAACTATTTGTGCCAACAACATATTGTTCCGATCCTGACACGACCGCGCTACCTGCAGGGCTTGCATACATAATTTGACCCTGCCTAGCTACCCCGCTTGAGTTAACCACGCTGTAAGTGGAAAACGCAGATGTGTTATCCGCAAGTTTTACAGCCAAATACCCCGTTTTATACAAAAAACCGGATTGACTTGTGCCAAAAGAATCTGGCAACTGAGACACTAATGTCAACACTGGACTTGTGCCAGAAATGTCTATTGTGTAAGTCCGAGGTCCAACACTGCCGGTGGATGTTAATACAGCGCCAATCAGTGTTGAACTTATTGCCCAAAAACTACCAATGCTGCTGGTTAAATTTGTAGTCAAGGTCACTTGAGTCCCAACGCTAATCGCCCCCGCGTTGTTACTAAATGTATTGACGGCAACACTTGAACTGCCATTAGTTACGCCTATCACCACTTTAGAAGTGCCAACAAAGACACTACCGGAAATGTTGCTAGTAATGCTTGCTGAACTAAAGGTCGGTGTTGTTCCTGAGATCGTGAGTATCGCCCCAAACAGTGAACTATTTACGTAAACTAAAGCCCACGCACTACCAAAAGGATAAGCTGATGTGCCGTTAGTAGCGGTAGTGGTTAAGGTGGCTGAATTTCCTGCAGTAATTGTTGTGCCAGATATAGTGTATGCGCGGGCTGTTATCGTCCCAGTTGACTGGGACAACGTCAACAAAACAGTAGAACTTGCAGTATATAAATATTGCCCAAAGTTGTTTGTATTTCCTGCCAGTGTCGTTTCTGATCCTATCGTCACTGTCGTGCCGCTAATGGTCATCGCTACGATGACATTTGACGGCGTACTTGTTGGGATGTTGATAACAATACTTGAACCAACAATCGTAATGAAATTTGAGTTCCAGGTCATACCCCCCGGATTGGCCGACACTGTAGCCGTAGCTGCTGTATTTACCGTAATTGTTGTGCCAGAAATAGAAAGCACAACAGCTTGTAGTGCTGTTCCATTATTTGTTGAAACAAAAATAGCTTGGTCCGTAGCGGTTTTAATGGCTTGCCAACAATTAAAGTACGCGGTGCTCCTAATTAAAGTTGACGAGCCCCATGTTTGTGTTGATTTATTATAGACAATGCCAAAAACGCCTGTACCACTTGCACTGGCAAATATCAGCAAATCCCTACTACTATCAAGCGATATATATTTAAGGTTTGGAGTACCTTGAAAACTTGAAGTAATCGCATTATTCGCGGTTACCCCAATAATCTCGGCACCATCAAGTGTCCAAGTGCCCGCAGATGTCGCCTTGTCTGCCAGCCCAATATCTACGGTTGTGAACGGTCGCGCAAAACCAATGCACGCTCCCGCTGCATTCAAAATCTTGAGGTCGTAGTCCCCCGCATTGCTGATGCTGAACAACTGCGCGGCCAGGGTGCAGGTCGTCGCATCCGGCAAAGTGACCGACTGGCCCCAAGTTGTAGGCGTGATGGATTGAGCACCCGCGCTGGAAGCCGTTAGCGTGACCGAACCGGATGCGGTGGTGCCGCCTTGGCCGGATATAGCTGACCAGCTTGCAGCCGTGCCGTTAGTGGTCAGAAACTTGCCAGAGTTGCTGGTTTGACTTGGCAGGACATCTGCCCAGCTTGCATTGGTGCCGTCAGTCGTGACGAACTTGCCGGCGTTGCCGGTCTGCCCTGGCAGCGCGGCGCTGAACGCTGCCGCCGAAACAAACGCCGTCGTCGCTACCTGCGTGGTGCTGGTCCCCGCCGCGGCAGTGGGCGCCGTCGGCGTGCCGGTCATTGCCGGAGAGTTGGCAAACAGCAGGGGGCCCGTGCCCGACTCGTCCGTGATCGCCGCAGCGAGCTGAGCCGACGTGCCGACGAACGTGTTGTTGGCCAGGTTGAAGGTCTTGTTGGTCAGCGTCTGAGTGCCGCTATCGGTTGCGACATTCAACCCGCCCACCGTGGCCGATGTGGTTGCCAACGCCGTGAACGTGCCAGCCGCAGGCGTCGTGCCGCCGATCACTGCGTTGTTGATCGTGCCGCCGCTGATCGTCGGGCTGCTGAACGTCAGGCCGGTCAGCGTGGACGTCGCCTCCAGCGCGGTCGCGCCTGAGTTCACCACAACTGCTTTGCTCGCGTTTCCGCTGAGCGTGGGCAGCTTGTTGAAGCCCGCCTCAATCAGGTTAAGCTCCGCCCTCAAGGCCGCGGACGACCCAGGCGAGTTCGGCGTCGGGTACGTCGTGTGATCGTAGTATTCGTTGCTCATCTGATGCCTCGACGCATTGTGTAGTGAACGATGATGGTGTTCACCGTGAACGGCTCAAAAAGGTCCGAAGCACAGGAGACGCGGATGGCGATGTTTTCGGCTGTCCCGCTGACCTCGATCTCCGACGGTGTGACATCCGAACCATCCCAGACAAAGTTGTCCCAGATCATCGAGTCCCAGTAGCTTGACCTCAGGTCGGTCTCGTAGGTGGCGTCCAGCGGCTGCGGGATCTCCGACCTGCGGTAGCCAAGGTCGTAGCCGAACTGGATCTCGGCGTAGTAGTTCCCAGCCAGCTCCACGCTTGCACGGCGGAAGCGCTTGAGAATCCGCGGCGACTTCATGGAGTCATAGACCAGGTTCACGCTGGCCGCGATGGTGTCGCCGTCGAAGCTCGTGCCCCTGTCGAGCTGATAGACAAAGCCGTTGTCTGATCCGAAGAACGAGATGGCGTTTCCGCTGGCGTCCTCACCCTCATCGCAGCAGAGCACAGGATCCATGAACTCCACAGGCATGGACCCCACCAGTTTGCCGTTGACCATTGTTATGTAGATGCCAGTGGTGTCGCTGAAGAACACCCGGTACTGGCCCTTGTTGCGGTTCAGAGAACTGGCCGTTGCCAAGTTGATCTTCGGCTCAAGGAACGGCCGCAGGTTCATGGTCAACGACGCCGGCAAGAAGTTGCCGAAGTTCAGCGTCGTGCCCAGGCTGATGACGCCTCGGTCGTCCAGGACGTAGGCCTGGTCCATGTTCTGCGCGGTATAGGGCACCGCCCCCGTTCCGGTGTTGAACGTCGACAGCGCAAAGTTCGCCTCACTCGTGCCGTACAGCACCGACGTGTCGCGGCGTGTGTAGATCCCAAGAGCACCGCTGGACTGGTCGCCGGGCAACGGAATAATGTTTGTAATCGGCGCGTTCATGGCGATCTCGCCAGCGCCGAGCAGCGGGGTCCACTGGTACGGATAGCCAAGAGCGGAGAACTGTAGCGACGCGCCGAAGGATAAGAACAGGTGCTGCTTGTGGACGGCCACATGCGTGGGCTTGTCGTTGGGCATCGTCGAGTTGATGGGAACAAACACCGTCCCGTCAAACTCAAAAGCCCTGTTGGTCCCGTCGCACCCATACAAGCGATAGTTGGCGTCGCCACCACCGAAGTTGCCGACCACAGTCTCATAGCGGCCGTTCGGCGCCAGTGTGACCGCTGTAGCCGCCCCGCCCGCGTGCGCGCGAGTGGTTCCTGCAACTCGAAGATGCTCCGGCGCGGCAAACGTCCCTGAGGTGCTGGAAAGAATCAACCTGCCAGTTGCGCCCGACCACGATGTGCCGTTTTCAACGACAACGCGGGCTACGACACCCGTGGCCCCGCTTGTTTGCCCAGTGACCGTGTCTCCTTCGGCGATAGCTGTGCCTGTTCCACTATTGAACGCAAGCTCAAAGCCCAATGCAACTGCCACCCACCCGCCACTTGTGGCCTTGAACATCGCCGCGCTGGCGTTGCCAACTACGTTGCGCCAGGCGTAGACGTCGCCTTTGTAGAGGGCCACACCCAACACGTTGCCAGCGCCCGGCACCGCCTGAATGCTTGAGCGGTACTCGTCGGCCGCCAGGTTGCGGTACTGCGCGTCAATCAGACCATCGGCACTCACGCCCTCAATGGACGTGACAGATGCCTGCACAACTGCGCTGACCGTAAGGTTCTCGCCGACCACAAACGTGCCCGTCTGGCGAGTGATGACCACGTCGGAGCCGCTTCTCGCAATGACCTTGCCGGTCGCAGCAGAGGTTGCACCCGTCACGGTGTTGCCCACCGCGATTGTTCCGGTGACCGTGCAAGTCAAGATGTTGTACAGGGCGGCCGATGGGCTGGGCCTGCCATCAAACCTCTCGTACCCGGCGATGCGGGTATAGCCGCCGCTGACGTTGCACTCAAAGTTGGCGGCTCTGCGTGCGAAGCCAGGCGGCAGCGTCAGCGTCGGCGTGACCTGATCCAAGCCTCCTCCGAGGCGGATCAAGTCGTACTGAACGCGAGGGAGTTGAGCCTGGGCCATGGTGCTACTCAGGCTAGGGGATTCCCCAGGTACAGCTCAGGGAGCTGCTCTCGCTCAAGCTGATTGCGCAGCCTCGAGAATTGCGTGGTGCCGCGGGACAGCACCTCAGGAGCAGCCTCGTACAGGCCGTAGTACTCCATGGCCTTGTAGACGATCGCCAGGTGCAGGTGAGCCGGAAGGGCCGGCGTGTCGGTGTTCGCAGTCATGGACACCGGCAGGATCTGGTACTCGCCGCTGATTTGGTAGATGTCATCAGGTATCTGGCCCAGCATGACCTTCTTGTCGTTAGGCATGATCGCGAAGACCACCGGCCGGCCGTTGACCTGCACGTTGAAGCGGTAGGTGTTGCGGAAGACCTGGTACTCCCACTCCACCAGCCACTGCTCGTCCTGCACCCCGATGCTTTTCTTCTGGCAGCGGAAGGTGTCCTTCCACCAGTACCGAAGGTCGGTCATCGGGTTGCCCGTAACCGTGTTGGTCACGCTGTTCGGATCGTAGTTGCCAGTGCTGGCTACGGTCTCGAAGGTGAACGGCTCGCGCATCC